GCTACTATATCTAGCATGTTTTACTTGAAGAGCACTTAGTTTATAATTATTTTTCATATATCACCTATTTCATTCCATTTTTAACTAAGGTTACATTGGGGGCTAAACCCTTTTTAAACGCATTAGTTTTTAGTAACTGGCATTTTTGTTTTTTTATATATGCTTTACCCTTTTTAACCTTACAAATTTTAGTTGTGTATTTTTTCATGTTTCTCCTTTGTTTTATTTATATTTAAAAATATATCTACTCCATATATAACTTCTAAAAATACTCACTGTTGCAAATATAATAGATAGTTGAACCATATTTCCATGCACAACTGGTAAATCATATAATGGGAATACTGCCAGACTTACTGTAAATGATAAGAAGACACCACTTCCTACATCTAATATTCTGTGCATTAAATGTTTTATATTAGTCATTATTTATTTCTAGTTCTTTTAATCTTTCTGTATAAGCATTAGTTAATTCTTTTCTTTTTTCAGGTAAATCACTTACATGGTCTTTAGCGAATGTATTACCCCAGTTCTTTAGGTCAGAAGAAGTTGCAATTGCTTTTAATTCTATAAGAACCTTATCAAAAGTCCTTTGAACATAATCTTCTCTCCTTTTTTTAGCATTTATTTTTTGAGCCTCAATGTAAGGATCACCCTTACTGATTAAAAATAGTTTTAAAGCATCACTAGAACCCCAAGGGAAGTTACTACTACTATAATTATCGTTATCATCATCATGTTTTTCTAAGACTTTTATATCATCTCCAGTAAACATTTTTGTTATTTGATTAAGCCTGACAAATTCTCTTTTGGTTATTCTCAACACGCTCATTTACTATCTCCTATTTTTCTTAATGCTGATTGTTCTATATCTATTAACCTATTAGTTAGTTCTTTATAAGATTTTCTAATACTAACGTAAGTTTCTTTCTTTAAACCCATTATATTTGACCTTGAAAAGTCAGTCCATTTAAAGATTCCATTATGACAATGTAGACACTTGTCAACACTTTCTTGAATAATTATTTGTCCTGTTCCGTTACAAAAGAAACAAGTCGTATCAGTAAATATCTCTATAATTGCAGTATCAACTACTGCATTAATAACAGTTTCATCATTAAATAAATCTTTAGCTATATTCTTAACACTTTTAGTTAAACTTTTTCTAGCCGAATCATCTTCTAAAAACTTAGCCATTAAGAAGTTAAGTTCATCATTACTTAGCTTTGCATAAGATAATATTACAGCAACATCTTGTGGGGTTACAGTATCATTTGATTTTCCACTACCAATGCCTGACATATCTAAAGACTTAGGTAATAGTAATGCTAGTAAATCTAATTTCATTATAGTTTCCAGATTCTATATTTTACTTCCCCAAGTCTTCTGTCTTTAAGATAAGATTTTTCAACTTCTCTAAAAGATACTTTATATCCTTTTTTCCAAGCATAACCTCTAACAGCATCTACAATCTTGTAATCATTTACAACAAAACTCTCGTCTTTCCCCATATTAATCATAGCTTTTATGTATTCACCATATTTACTTTGCCTAGTCATAGGTACATCTTTATCTATCTTAATCATTATTTTCTCCATTGTAAAAATCTATTAAATGCCATTTCTCTTTCATCAATATTGCTAACTGAAACTTTCTCTAAATGTTTATGTAAACTCTTGACTTTATCTAAAGTCTTTATAGTTCCATCACCTGTTACGATCTCTAAAGCCTGTTTTAAATTACTAATAACATGATAAAAGGGTGAAAAACTCCTAGTTAAATTATCCATTTCTAAAGTGTATTGATTTTCTTTATCTGTTAATAATTTCAGTAGCTTAATCTGTTTCTTATAAAGACATATTATGTCAATAGTAAATGAATCTTTATCATTTTTAATTACTTCAACTCCCTTTGACTTTAAAACCTTAATAATCTTCCCTAGTTTGATTCTCCAATCTCGTTTATAATCAAAACTCATAATTTCTCCTTAGTATATTCAAGTAAACTCTCTTGAGTTCCGTATTGTCTTTCCCAAATCTTTTTTCCTAAGTGATGTATACCAAATTTCCCCTGATGGTGCGTATGACATAAAGGTATAACCTCTTTGCTTTTCATACCCATTCCTGCTCCAGTTAAGTGGTGAATACAGGGTGCAGTATAAACTTCATATTCTCTTAAACATACTACACACCCTAACTCTACTAACTTCTTATAATGTTCTTTGGTTTCCTTGTTTGGTGGTTTTTTTGCCATTTAATTTAATCCTTTTAATATCTGTTTCAGTTAAAAAATATCTCTTAACTTTTTTCTTAGTGTTAACTTCAACCCATTCATCTGTTACTGGAATACCTAACTCTTTCAAATCTTTGATTCTCCTAGAGCCATATAGTGAATAGATTGGACTTTGACTCATATCTAAACAAGTAAGTTTATCACCTTTAACTAACTTCTCATAGATCATTGTTGCTTGACTTCTTTTTTCTTCGTTCATCATTATTGTTCCTCTATCTTAATTAATATTTGTTTTATTTGTTTAATCTTCTTACTCAGGTCTTTTCTTTGTTCAGAAAGCACTATTATTAAAGACAAAAGTACCTTTATATCTCCACTATCTATCTCGCTAAATTTTATTTCCTTGTTAGTGATAGGACATAAAAAAGTGTTAATCTCATTAAGCAATTCTGCTAAATCTGATAAACCTGAATTTTCAAGTATTGATTTCTCAGTTATTCTTTTTGATTTGATATCTATTACTTTATTCATCTTCTTCTCTCCTGTCTTGTTCATAGAAAACTATACTTGGCATGATGTCAGCTAACTTATCAAGCCTAATATCTTTGAGTTCTCTCTCACTTAACGTATTTTTGAAAGCCCAGTGGTTATGACCATAATAACTTTCACACATATCATCTATCATTTCACTTATATCTTTACTCACTTAATTCTCCTAAAATTTCCATCTTCGCTTGGATTAATTCATTAATCATTTCATCAATCATTGTTACACCCTCAATATTGTAATCTTCACATGCAGTTTGAAATTCATCTATAGTCATAGAAGTTACCTCATTAAGGGTTTCTTCTTTAGATTCTTCATATTCTTTAATACTCATCTGTTTCTCCTAAAGTTTGTTTAAGGTATCTTGTAATGATTCAATATCAAATTTCAGACCTTTTTGCAGTTCAGTTAACGATAATCTAGTCATTGCAGTTATTCTGTCGTGTGAATCTCCATGAACACAAAGGTATTCACTAGTTGCTTTTAATAGGTTTTGGCTAACTTTTAGTTCTTTAGTTAAACGGATTACCATCTCCAGTTCCTCAGAACGTTGATTTTCTTCAAAACTCTTTAATTGCTTATCTGTAAGTGTATCTAACATATCTATTCTCCTGTTGTTTTATTAACCCTAGTCTATAAAAAATGTTAATGCAATGTTTATTTTATGAGTATGAGTTATATAATTTATGTTCTTGCGATTTTGAGCTATTAACTGATCTCCATAAATTACTATGGATTTCAGAAATTTTTAGAAACCATCTTAACTTTTGTTCCTCACCTCGTAAGGTGGCTATAAGGGCGTTTAATTCTATTACCTTTGGATTTGTACCTGAAATAGCTTTCTTGGTCATTTCAGTACCAGTTTCGACCTCTAAATAGGCTCTATAGGTTAACTCCTTTCTCCTTTCTTCCAATAGGTCTAAGTTTTTTGTTGTTTCACCTAAATCTACTGCATTTTTCCTCATGTCTATTACCAATTTTTCTAAACTTTGTTCATTTAATTTGATTTGCACTTTACCTTTCTCCTGATTTATGATATTAATTATAATTTATTATATATTATTATTATTTATATTTATATTTATATATTTTTTTATTCCTTCCCCCACCCCCAGTATTAATATACACTATATATAGGCAAATTAGCATAGACATATATCTTTGTAAGATTATCTCTTGTAATAAATATTTTTGTATGCCTATAATGATTCATATTAAAAAATAAAGGAGTTAATATGGAAAATACATATAAATCAGTATTTGAAACCTTATCTAAGGTAGATGTTACTGGAAAAACAGAACAGAAAGGAAAATATTTCTATCTTAAATGGTCTTATGCTTGGCATATCTTCAATCATTTCTATCCTGAAGTACAAGTAAAATGGTTAGAGCCATTTACTTATGACAATGGAACAATGATTTTAAGATGTCGTGTTGAGATTGGTGATCTTTACAAAGAGGGTTGGTTGCCTGTCTACGATAATAACTATAATGCTATAGAAAACCCTAGAGCAGATGACATTCAAGACAACATGCAAAGGGTTATGGTAAAAAACATGTCACTATTCGGTTTAGGATTACAGTTGTATCATAACGGACAATCAAAACCTGAAGAACTAAATCTTGTTGGCGAGATTAACGATCCTATTTTAGAAGATATATCTATATCTAAAGATAAAATTAATGAGATAACTAAACAGCTTAAAAATGGGGGTTTAAAAGATGGAAACACAAACGAAGTTGAATTCGCAAAAATCCTTTAACCTTAGAAGTAGTTTATTTAAAGATTATGCCTTTGGATTAAAATATAAATCTGCTGGTCAATTCTTTATGTCACCTACACAAAGAGCAAGAAGACTAGAGTATGATTTAGGAATATCAGTAGAGCCTGAGATGGATAGCTTTGCAATTCCATATATAGAATATGGTCTAAAATTTGAAATGTCAGGTATTGCTAAACATATCTTAGTTAATAAGCAGATGATTAAAGACTATGGTGATAATCAGCAAAATTATATAATCCAAAATTGGTTGAACTTAAAAGAAGATGTTGTTGTCGATATTTCTACAACTCCAGATGGCTTGAGTCTAGATGAATCAACAGTAATTGAAGTGAAATGTAGTAAAATGGGTAAGGGATTATATCCTCAATTCCCTAAACAGTATTTACCACAGATAGCTGGTCAGATGATGATTCTAAACATGCTTGGAGTACCTGTAAAACAAGTACATTTAGTTAATTGGAATCCTACAGAAAGCAAAATATGGTGTTTTAAGAGAGATCAAGACTATGAAAACTACCTAATTAGCCATCTTGAGCAGTATTCAATGGTTTTATTGGGTAAAGCTGAGCTAGAAAAACCAGTTAAATATGAAAAAGAGTTAGATATACAACTAATTTATGGAGAAGAATAATGTTATTAGTTAGAGTTTATAAAGATATTGAGGTTGAAAATAATGATGACTATATACAAAATGCCATAGCAATAGCTACTGATTTTGCTGGTGATTTTGATACAGAAATAATAGAGGAGAAAAATAATGGATAAAATGCTAGAAGTTTTAGAGTCAGTTCGTAAAAGAGATGACATTACAGAAAGTAAAAAGATAGAGATTATTAAGAAGTTAGTTCGTGATGATCTAGGTAAATTATTAAACACAATACAGGAGAGAAAATAATGGAAAAAGGTAAACCAACATATTTTAACTTGTTTCTAAATGAAGAAACATATGGAGATTTAATTGATGGAGTTTTTTCTAAAATGGAAATAACTAAAGAACAAACTGGGAAATCACCTAGACCACTACTTAGTAATAGAAAGTGTCAAATCGCAGAAACTATAACTATTCCTGCTGGAACAGACTTAGATATTACCCTATGGTTAAATAAAAGAGATGAAAAGAGGTCTGCTAGTATTAGTATAAAACTTGCTGAAGACTATCAAGGCTCTAGTGGGTATAGGAAGTCTTCAGGGAAAGACTATGTTGCAAAATCTGCTGGTGAAGACACATCTGTTTTTGGATCGCCACCCATTAGAAATGATGAAGATGATGTGCCTTTTTAATGAGTACTTATAATCAAAATTACTATGAACAAAACAAGAAAAGAATTTCTTTATATAACCAAAATAGAAGAAAATCTAATCCTGATGTAGTTTTGAAAGAGAGAGCATCTTATGAACAAAAGGGTAATGAATATCGTTTAAGATCAAAAATTCAAAATCTTCAAGGAAAATATGCTTTTCAACTTTTAACTTCAAAGCAGAGAGAAACTGTTCTACAGATGATAAATAAAAAGCTTGATATATGATATATATTCATATATTGTATTAGTTAATGGGATAGATAGGTAATAGCATACAAATTAATTGCACTGGTCAGTATGTAGACACTTTGCAAACCTTTCTATCCTTAAACATAGGAGAGTTAATATGAGTAAACCAATAGGAGTATGGCTAAAGATAGACAGAGAAAGCGAGGTTTGGCTTAATTATTGTTCTTTTGGTCATTATATAGAGAGTAAAAATGAAGACTCTTTTGGAATAGAAGATGATGATATTATGTATTACTTTAAAAGCAAAAAAGAACTTATAGATAATTTTCTTAACAAAGACACAGAAGAATTTAATGGTATAGTAAAAAGTTATGAACTTGTTTATAGAAATTCACCACCTAGAAAATGGTATAACTTTTTTTAAAATAAACTAACAAGAGAGGTTAAAAATGTCGAAAGGTAGTTGGCAACGAAAATCACAGATCAAAGAGAAAGATGTCTCTTTAAATTGGGACAAAGCATTTTGTGGCACTAAAGAGCCTGATGTTAACGTAGAATGGATTTGCTATACGAATTCAATCAATGAGATTAGGTATTCTTACGGATTGGACTCAAAAGTCTTTACAAAAAACGATAAAGCCCGATTCAATACAGCTCATACAGCTAAATATAAATAGAATATCCCTCATGGTAGCATATGGAAGTGCTACTTAATTCAATCTCAGTCGGTTAATCTTAGCCGATTATTCAATTCAATCAGTTAATCATAGCCGATTATTCAATCAGTTATTCAGTCAGCTAGATATTCAATCTTAGCCGTTTATCATAATTCAATTTAATTAATTTAATCTTATTTATTCTTATTTATTCTGATCTATCCAATATATAGGCATAATAAAATTAATTAGTCTATTGATAATATATTTATAATTTAACTTGTATTATAGATATATTTCATATTATAATGAGATATTGAATAAACATAGGTATATAAAATGGAAAACTTAACAACCATAGAAGATATTAAAAATATGTCTTTTAGAACATTGCAAAAAAACCAATATATATTTGAAGTTAAAGATGCTGAAATATTTCAATCATATAACAGCATAATAGCTATTAAATATAATAACGGATCTATAATTTTAGATTCTGATTATTGGGACTATTCAAAAACTACGGGAAAATATAGGAATATATTTTTAAATGAAGATAAAAAACAAACGGAAAAAAAGATTAAATCAGGTGAATATTCACTTAAAAAACTTAATTAAACTATATACGAGGTAAATAACAAATGAAAATAGAAACTATACAAGATATATATATTGATGATGATATGCATATATTACGAGGTAATGAAAGCTATATATCATATCAGTTATATAGACTTAAATTATATATAAATAGATTAATAAATCGAGGTAAATAAAATGCAAAAACAAAATATATATAAAATAATAATGGAATTATCAAAAAAAGAAGTCCATATAGCATATTATTCTGCTATTAATGAATTTTTTGCTATGAATAAAGCAATGAATAAGCATGATATTCCACTTAATAATATAATAAGTGTTTCATTGAGTGAGAATAACAATTAAATAACCATATATAAACATAGGAGAAAATAAGATGACTGTATTTATTGATGACATGACAATTACAAGAGTAATTACTAAAACAAAATACTGGGATAGTAAAAAAAAGAAGTCTATTCCATATAAAAAACCAGTTATTACTAGGGAATTTATAGGCAAGGTTGATCCAGTAGACCTTGAGGGATTTTTAAAAGAAGTATTTTTTAATTGTGATAAAGAATATCAAGCTGGATGGAATAGTGACTGGAATGTCCAAATTGAAGTAAAAGCTAACTTTAATAAAGAAATATTCTAAAATAAAATAACCATATAACCATTAATAGCCTAGTATAATCTGTATACTAGGTTTTTTTTTAGCATAAATAATTAAAGGGTTATAACAGTAGCCGAGACTGATAAAAAGCTCAAAATCAAGCTGTTACTAATCCATATTGAAGTTAATAACTGATATATTACTATCAAATCGACTAAAAGACTAAAAGACACAAACAAAAAAAACCCTATATTATAAATACAGGGTTAGTTATATATAATGATCTATTTATTTAATTGGTTTAATTGTAATTATTTCATCTGTATTAATATTTTTAAACATATAATTTTTATTATCTGTATACATATAAATTTCATAATCATTTATTAAATCTTCATTGGTACATTTATTACATTTAATAAAAACATCTTTTAGTGACTCCCATTCATATTTCATAATTTCACCTTTATTAAGTTACGCACTTCCTTGTGCTGTTAAT